CTTGGATCGGTACGGCTTTCAAAGCGGGCGCTGATTCGGCTCTCCAACTCCATGCCGATCGCAGCCATCACCTCGGTCATGTCACCCAGCTTGGCCTGCAGCTGCGCGATGTGCTCGCGGATGTTGCCTTGGCTGTGGATATCTAGGACCAGCATCACTCGCCCTTATTGAGGCCGGCATTGCGGGCCGCCTGACCCAGCGCAGGCACGGCCGCTGCCAGCTTGCTCTGAATCTGCTGGCGCATGGCCTGCTGGCGGGCCTGGCCGGGGTTGTAGGCAAAACCGGGGTCGATGCCCTCTGGCACCTGCAGCACCTCGCCCGTGCGTGGGTTCACATATTCGCGCAAGGGCACCGCCGGCTCCTGGGTGTTGAAGCGCTTGTACACACCTTGGGCACCCGCATCGCGCTCCGCCCCTTGGCGTTCGATGCTGTAGCCACGGTCGTACTCGGCCTGGCTCATGCTCATTACACGGCAGCGGCAGCGCCAGCCGTTGGGTGGCCAGTGGGTTTTCCAAAACGGATGGTCTACGGGCAGCACCAGGTTGTCCCACGCCGCGTGTTCATGGCGCACGCGGCCATCGCGTCGAGTGATATATCGCAGATACGGGTGGGTGCGTTTGGCACGCTCCACACGCTCCCACAAGCCGGTGGCATAGGCCTGGCGGGTGTTGGTGTCATAAATCAGGCGCAGCCGTGCCGGGTCAAATGTGGTCAGCTTCACCTCCCCATCGGCCGGGTCAGTGACCGCCTTGGTGCCCCACCAGCCCGCCTGGGTCAGCAGCGCCTCGATATCATCCATCCAGTCCTTGCGGCTCAGATCGCCATTGACCGACTTGACGATGGCCTGGTGCACCGCCTGCAGCAAATCCAGCCGGGCCAAGCGGCTGACCGTGAATTGCAGGCCATGCTCTTCCTGCCACACGTCCTGCCAGGCATAACTCACGCTCAGCTGGCCACGGGCTTGCAGGGCTGCCATGGCGCCAGCAGGCATCAGCTTGTGGAGTTGGGCAAATTCTGATGCAGCACTCATGGCATCACTCGTTGGCAAGGCCAGCATCACCGGCCAATCTGGCCGTTGTGGCAACTCGGGTCAGAGATTGCGCCAGCGGTTCGGTGTCCAGGGTGCCGATCTGCAGAACCAACTGGTCCAGCAACTGGCCTGCCGTCATCCCCTGAGCCTTGGCCTTGGCAAACAGCTGGCGCAGCGGCTCCACCATCGGCTCCATCACCGGGTGCCATTGATCGCGCTCGGCCATGACCAGCACATCCAGCGCATCCGGCTCAGACGTGACTGTGACAGGCTCCGCAAAATCCTTGGCCTTTCCTTTAGCTGTTGCGTCGGGCGTTGGCACTGGAGGGGGTGCAGCGGCACTTTTTTTGTGCCAGCCTTCACCATAGCGGGCGATCACCGTCGCCTCATCCAGCTCAAAGCCCATCTCCGAGACGATTTTGTCCGCCTCGGCCATGGACTTGGTATCTTCCTCTTCCTTGATATTGCGGTAGACCAGGCACGGCTCCAGGCCGTTGAATTCACAGATCCAGCGAATCAGCGAGCTGTTGAGCGTGTCCGACAGCAAGTCGCTGTCCGCTTGCGTCAAGTCCTGGCGCACATCGCGGCGCTCTTTGCTGGCGCTGGCCACAGCCCCACCGCTGGCGCGGGCGGGCTCTTGGCCGGTCAAGATCTCTGCGATCCAGTCATCCATGTACTCGCACAGCTGCTGCTGGGTGGTCACATTGCCGCTGAGCTTGCTCTCCAGCAAGCTGATGTCCATGCCCTCAGGGGTCATCAACCAGCCGTCATTGCTGAAGGCGCGCAATGCATCGGCCAGCGTGGCCTTGGACTTGTTGTCCGCCCCGCGTGGGTATTTGCCATGCGGTGTGGGCGATCCAAAGCGATCGCACAGCTTGTTCCATGCCACCACGCCCTTGCGCTTGAAGTACACCGGCCAAAACAGCTGCAGCCCCAGGCCGGTGCCATAGGGGTTGTCATCTTCGGGATTCACGCGGTGCACGATGAACTTGCGATCGGGCACCGGCACACCACGCTGCATGGCCTCACGGGTCAGCAGGCGCAGCTGGGCTGGGGTGTTGGCATCCTCTTGCACAAACACAAAGCGGCGCTGGGCACGCTTGACCACACGGTCTGGCACCACCAGGTTGTCACGCACCGTCCAGATGACCTCGCCCACGGCATACCCAGCCAGCAAAGCCTCCAGCATGTCTTTGCACATCTGGTCAAAGCCAAACCCTTTGAGAATCGTCGTGAGCGTTTCCGCATCGGCATTGCCCTTGGCGCTGTCTTTGTCCACTGGCTCGGCCTGCCAGGCCTTGCCCACCAGAGCCAGCTGTCGCTTTTGCAGCCCTGAAAACACTTTGCCATCGCGGCGCAAATCTCGGTACAGCTCCACACCACCGTTGCCACGCTCCAGCAGCAGCGGGTCGTTGGTCCGCAAAATGCCCAGGTAGTGGGTCTCAAACGGGTCCACCAGGCGGTTGGCAAACTCCGTGTCCAGCTCAGGCCGGGCTGCAGCAGCATCCGCCGCGTTCTTGTTAGTAGCCATGGACAAAATCTCCTAAGGACTGGCTGCTTTCACGCATGCCGCCGCTGGTGTATTCAATAGGGGCCGATGGGTTGGAGCCAGCGTGCAGCGCCAAGGCCAGCGCCCAAAAACGGTCCGCGTGGCCATCGGGCGTGCTCTCGGCCACAAAGCGAATGTTCCCGGCCGCCGTGGTCACCTTCTGCACCTTGCGCAGGTCGGCACGAATCTTGGGGTCTTCAGGAATGCGCACCTTGCGGTCTTCCATCGCACCGCGCAGGGGGTAGGCCAGCTTTTCTTTGACTTGGGCCGTGAAGGTCACACCCTCCACACGCGCTTCACCAAACTTGTCTTGGGCGTCATCGGTCCAGCCAATGCCCAGGCCGGTGGCGTCGATACAGATGCGATCGGCAATTTCAAACCAGGGGTACAAAATCTTTTCCTGGTCGCTTTTGCGCATCTTCTCCATGGTTTCCACATGGCGGGTGTAGAAGACATCACCCAGCTTTTCCACCACCCACAGCACCGTCAGGTCTTTCTTTCGGCCGATATCCACGCCGCAGTACAGCTGACCCTGAAAAGGCCCTTGCAGCCGGCGCTGCCAGTCGGTGCCGCCCAGGTACTCGCAGGCCGTGATCAGGCCATATTCCAAAAACTTGCTGTCATCGTCGGCCGGGATGCACATGTACTCCTGGTCAAAGCTCTCGGCATCGGCCGCACCCGACTTCACAAAGTCGAAGTACTGCGCCTCATCCATGGCCTGCTGCTCCGCATCCGCAGGCAGGGCCTGCTGCAGCTTGAACAAAAAGCCTTGCTCCAGCGCATCCTGCAGGGTCACCCGGTGCAAACTGATCTTCTTGGGGTTGCCGCCGTGGCGGGCCTCACGCACCAGGCCGTTGAAAAAGCTGTGCGATCCCCGGTGGGTGCTGATCACTTCCATGCTGCCGCCCCAGGTGATACCGGGGTAAGCAATCGCCCACAGCTTGCGTTGGTCGGCATGCAGCGCAAACTCATCCAAGATACGGCTGCCGCGTTTACCGGCCTGCGCATCGGGGTTGCTTGACATGCTGTGGATGCGCTTGCCACTGGCGAACTGCAGCACATAGGCACTGACCTTGCGCTCTGCATCCAGCACCATCTCGCCCAGGTCTTTGGCGGCCATGCCCATGATGCTCGCCCACAGCTTGCAATCCTCAATGAACAGGCGGGCCTGGATGTCGTCGCGGCTGCTGACCCATTCGTCATAGCGCGCACCCACCGCCGCAGCACGCTCATCGGCGGCATAGGCCGTGGACCAGCTGATGCCAATCTGGCGCGACTTTTCCATCAGCTTCAGGCGTGATTCGTCTTTGATCCATGCCGACTGAAACGGCAAAAAAATCGCATCACGGTCCTTGGGAATGCACTTGGCGCGGCCTTTGAATGTACCCATCACACAATCCCCAACGCTTCACGAATCGCTTGCTTGGTCTCTGGCGTCACCCCTGACTTGTGGCCCATGGCCTCCAGCTTGGCCTTTTGCTCATCCAGCAATTTGCGGCGGGCTTCGGCTTCGATGGCAGCGCGGGCTTCCATGGAGAAACGCTTGTGCGTGACACTGGCCTTGCCAATCTCGGCCGCATTTTTGAAGAGCTTGTTGATGTCCACCTTTTCGGGGTCCACCTCCAACTCCATCAGCAAGTTGAAGATGCGCTCTTGCGTCATGCGCACCACGGCAGCACCGAGCTTGTCCTCTTCATCGGGCGCAGCATCGACCAAAGCGCGGGCCTGTTCACTCGCCATCTTCAGCTGGGCCATGCGTTGCTCAAACGGGCTGCCATAGCGCTGCAGGGCCGACTTGGAAACCTCTGCGCCGCGTGCCTTGAGGTCAGCAGCCAATTGCACATAGTCACCAAAGCCACGCGCAATCAGCTCGTTGTCCAGCCACTCCTTCAGCTCAGGGGGCAATTTGTGTACTTTGCTGCGTGGTGCCATGGTCAGGCCTGCGTGATCTTGGGACGGGAAATACCAGGCTGGGCTTCGATCGTGTACTCCACAAAATCAATGCCCGTGCGGGTCAGGTCCACGCTCCAGCGGTCCATCGGGTCTTTGGCAATGCGCACCATCTCGCGCTCTTCCAGATAGTCCAAATTCACCCGCACTTCCTGGTGGGTGGCATCGGGGTACACAGCCCGCACGATCTCTAACAAGGGCTCGGTGTAAATGCCTGCAGGGCGGCTCAGATTGACCGCAGACAGCAGGTGCCAGCGGATGGCCTCGCGGCGAATTTTTGAATAGTCCAAACTCATTTGCCTTCTCCTAAATGTTGCAGCGCCCGCTCCACACGCAGTGCAAAGTTGTCAATGCGGGTGCCCAGGCTGGCCAAGTCGCGCACGTAGTCATCGCGGCGCACATACTCTTTGGCCATCACCACTTCGTGCTGCAGCAGCTGGCGCTCCAATTCACGCAGGGCCTGCGCATTGCTGTCTTGGGCTTGGCGCATCGCCGTCAGTGAATCGTCCAGCGTCTTAAATTGGGCGTTCAGGTGCTTTTCATGCTGCTTGGTGATGATCTTCACCAGCGCCCAACCCGCTGCAGTCAGCAGCGCGGCCAACGTGATCACATTGCCCAGCGTCAACTCAAAAATCATGGGCCACCTCGGGTGTGGTGCTGAGCATTTGCACGTGGTCTTGCAGCCCGGTCACTTGGATGGCGAGCCGGTCAACCACTCCAGCCACGTCTGTGTATCGGCTGCTGCACGCTCCGAGTGCGTTGCGGGCGGTGGTGGCTGCATCAAGCTCGGTGCTGCAGCTGGTTGGCGTGGCGGTGCTGGACAGGCCAGCGGCGGCATTGGCGTTGAGCTGGGCGATAGTGGTGTGCAGGCTGCGATTGCTAGTAGTGGCAGCAGCCAAAGCACCCTGCAGCTGTTGTTCGCGTTGGGCTTGTTCACGGGCGATCCTTTCGGCTTCTTGCTGTTTGGCTTGCTCTTGGGCACGCACTTGGGCTTGGGCTTGGGCCTGCTGCGCCATGGCACGCAGGGCAGCTTCCTTTTCATCGGCATTGCGCCGTGCTTCTGCCGTGTCCCAAAGGGTTTGCACACGTTGTGCACCCTGGGCATCACCTCGGGCAATCAGGTGTGCATTCCAGGTCTTGAACCCCATAACTACACCCAGCAGCATGACCACAACGGCGAGCAAGCGAGAGGTGGTACTCATGGCTGGCCACCTTCTTGTGTAGGGCCTAAGCACATCGCCCGCAGTTGCTGTCGGTCGGCCCACACACCACGGCAGCTGCGGTTGTCTGGATGGCTGCAGCGATCGCTGGGTCTGGTGACGGGGCCTGCGCGGTCATACAGCAAGAAGGCTTCACACATGCCCTGGTAGTCGCCTGCCTGCAGGCGCTGGGCCAGGGTGCTCGGTCCGGTGCGCGCATTGTTTTTGCACACCGTGGTCACGCCGGTGTTGTAGGCCAGGCCCACCAAGGCATCCCACTCCCACTGGTACAGCGGCATGTTGGGCAGGCAACGTTTGAGGCCAAGCTCAAACTCGCCCGCATCGGCGCGCAAACGCACCAGGGCTCGCACAGGTGGCAGGGTGTCGCCCATCTTGACGCCACCCGTGGTGCCAAAGCCGACGGTGGCAACCTTGGTGCCGTGCACAGGGTCGGGATAGGCTTTTTCGGAGTAGCCCTCGCGTTGGGCGATATAGACCAGCCCGCTGGCCGACAAGGCCAGCGCAATCAGGCTGTTGCGTACTTCATGTGCCATACAGCCCCCAGTGCGCCTTGGGGGCTGAGCCTTGTGTGGGTGGGTGTTTCATGCCCAGCAGAATGCCGGGCAAAAAAAAACGCGCTAAATGAAGCGCGTCATTGTTTTTTATCCGTTCTTGTCGAGAGGAGCAGACATCTGTTCGAATATGCTAATTAATATTGGAACAATTCTGGCGAACGCTGCTCCTGCGTACGCAATTAGTCCAATAATAAAAGTTGATGGAATCGTTTCTATGCCTTGTTCTTTTTTGTAGACGAAAAATCCGATAATGCAAAATGCACATAGCCACAAACAACTAAAAATAGCTTTGCGTAAATATTTAAATAAATCAGTTAATCGGTTTCTCTTCCGCAGCCTTCGTCCGACTGGAGCTGACCCCATGGTCATAAGCACAGACAAAGCTGCGGTTAAAAAGCCAGCACAAATGGCTGCAGCTGATAGTACAGCAGCCAAAAATTCCTTGGCGATGTGATCTGGGATCGATTGCTTCCACACGAACCAACAAACAGCGACCAAGCTGCCTGCAACTACAGGACCGTATCGTTCGCGTATAAGAGGTGTGAGTGGATTCTTCATGTCAGGTCAATTA